CAGCGGCGAGCTGTCGATTGAGTATGACGGCAAGAAGGTTACCTACCGCAATATGGCCGATCTAACGAAGGCCTATGAAATGGTCAAGAACCAACTGATGGCCTCGGGCGTACTGGCGGCGCCGGCGATGTCCAACCGTGGCCCGGCGACTTTAACGGTTTTTTCGCGGGACTGACATGGGTGCGATGACCGATATGAACTGGCTCGACCGTGCCGTCAACTTCATCAGTCCAGGCCATGGCGTGCGGCGCACGCAGGCGCGCATGGCACTAGAGATGGCGCGTGCCTATGAGGCGGCAAAGGTTGGGCGGCGTGGGGATGGATGGCGGGCAGGCAGCGGCAGTGCCAATGCGGAAGTGCTGCCGGCGTTGTCCATCGTGCGCAACCGCGCCCGCGAGGCGGTGCGCAATAACGAGTACGCAAGCGCCGCGTTGAACGCCCTGGTCACCAACACGGTCGGCATCGGCATTGTCGGCAAGGCGCCTGATCAGGCTCTGTGGGACGACTGGTGCGAGTACTGCGATGCGGACGGCCAGCTGGACTTCAATGGGTTGATGGAACTGGCGGCCCGCACGCGCTATGAAAGCGGCGAAGTGCTTATCCGTTTTCGCTGGCGGAGTCCCGAAGATGGCCTGGTGGTGCCGCTGCAGTTGCAGGTACTTGAGCCGGATCACCTCGATACGCTCAAGACCGGCCCACTCGACAATGGCAACTACGCCATTGCTGGTGTGGAATACAACGTCATCGGCCAGCGCCTGGCGTACTGGCTGTTCCCGTCGCATCCCGGCGAGGTGCTGATCATTGGTGGTAACCGCTTGCAAAGCAAGCGTGTGCCAGCCAGCGAGGTGCTGCATTACTACCGCAAACGCCGGCCGTCGCAAGTGCGCGGCATGCCGGAATTTGCCGTCTCGCTGATGCGCTTGCGTGACCTGGGTGATTACGAGCAGGCCGAACTGGTGCGCAAGAAAATCGAGGCGTGTTTTGTTGCCTTCGTGCGTACCGATAATGAATCGGCGCGCCTTGGCCAAGTGCAGAGCAATGCCGGGACGAACGAAAAGGTTGCGCCGGGCATGATCAAATACCTGAACAACGCCGAGAGCGTCGACTTCGGGGCGCCGGCGGCATTCAGCGGCTATGGCGAATATGCTGCCACGCAGCTGCACGCTATTGCAGTTGGCGCTGGCGTCACCTACGAACAGTTGACGGGCGACTTGTCGCGCGTCAATTACAGCTCGATCCGCGCTGGTCTGGTGGAGTTCCGCCAGCGTATCAAGCAGGAGCAGTGGCTGTGCCTGGTGCCGATGGTACTCAATCCGATTGCGCAGCGCTTCCAGCAGGCGGCCAGGTTGGCCAGTGCGCAGCGGACGCCATCGAAGCGCTTTGTCTGGACGATGCCGAAACTGGAGTATGTCGACCCGTACAAGGAAGTGCTGGGTACCAAGGAAGCCATACGCGGCACCCTGCAAAGCCTGTCCGAAGCGATTCGGTCACGCGGCGATGACCCGGAAGCAGTATTTACCGAAATCGCGAAGGAGCGCAAACGCATGACGGAGCTTGGCATCCTGAGCGATTCAGATGCTGCCGTCAGTAGTAAGTTGATCGACGCGGCAACGGCCGCCGCTGTGATGGGCGTCGAGTAGTTCCACCCATGTTGTTTGTAACCCGCTGGCTTACCCCAGCGGGTTTTTTTTGAGGAAATTATGCCGAATCCGAATGCCGCAACTGAAGTGTTGCAAATGCCGATGATGACGCGCCTGGCGCCCATCAATGTGCCGGAAGGTGATACGCGCACCGTGGACCTGGTGTGGACTGCCGGCGCCGGCGTGCGCCGCTATGACTGGTACAACGATCGTTACTACATCGAGGAACTGAGCCTCGACCCCAAGCACGTTCGCATGGGCCGTTTCGAGTCCGGGCGCGCTCCACTGTTGAACACCCATTCGCGCTGGGACTTGAGTTCCGTGATGGGCGTGATCCGCAGCGCCTCGCTGGCCGGCGACGAAGGCCATGCGACGGTGGAGTTTTCCAAGCGCACCGACGTCGAGCCGTATTACCAGGATGTGGTCGACAAGATCATCGGCAATGTTTCGGTTGGCTACAACGTGTACGCCTATGACCGCATCCCGCCCATGAAAGAGGGTGAGTCGTGGCGTTATGTGGCCATCGACTGGGAGCCGACCGAAGTGTCGCTGGTGCCCATCGGTGCCGACGCCGACTGCGGCGTGCGTAGCGACGATCTGTCCAAGCCGAACACCGGGCCGGCCGTGCGCATGGCGCCCTGTCATTTTTCAACCCGCAGTATTCCAGCATCAACTACCCCGCCGGCAGCCGCCGTCGATCACACCAGAGAGGAAAACACCATGCCAGGTGCAGCAAACAACACGACGTCGGCGCCACCAGCCGGCGGCGATCAAGGCCAAACGGCAGTCAACCAGCGCGCACTCGATGAGGCGCGTGCCGAGGGCGCGCGCCTGGAAGGCGAACGTCAAAGCGGCATCCGCGAAGCCGTCACCTTGGGCGGCCTGGAGCCGGCCTACGCAGATCAACTGATCAGCAACCGTGACATGACGGCCGAAGGCGCAGGCCTGGCCGTGCTGCGCGAAAAGGCCAAACGTAGTGCGGCCACGCCGACGCGCTCTGGCGCGCATATCCAGACTGTCAGCGACGAGACGGATAACCGCCGTGCCGCGATCACGGACGCCATCGTACATCGCCTGAACCCAAGCGTTGCGCTGCCTGAGCATGCGCGCCAGTACCGCCATATGTCGCTGCTGCGCATGGCTGAAGAAACGCTCGATCACGCTGGCGTCAACGTGCGCGGCCTGTCGGGCATCGAGGTTGCCGGCCGTGCCATGCACACCACGTCCGACTTCCCGGCCATCCTGTCGAACGTACTGAACAAGCGCCTGCGCCAGGCGTATGCGGAAGCCGAGCGCACCTACAAGTTGTGGGCGCGCCGTGCCCCGAATGCGCCAGACTTCAAGAAAATGCAAGTGGTGCAAATGGGCGGCGCACCGGACCTGCTGAAACTCAATGAAGCGGGGGAGTATCAGTACGGCACCATCAACGACGCCGGTGAAACCTACGGCGTGGTGACGTATGGCCGCATCGTGGCGGTATCGCGCCAGACCCTGGTCAACGATGATTTGCGCGCCCTGGACCGCTTAGTTGCCGCTTTCGGCGCTTCGGCCAGCCGCCTGGAAAATCGCCTGGTGTACGCACAGCTCACCGGCAACCCAGCCATGGGCGACGGCAAGCAGCTGTTCAGCGCGGATCATGGCAACCTCGGTGATCCTGGCGCGATTTCGGCGGCGGCGCTGGGTAAGGGCCGCAGCCAGATGCGCCTGCAGAAAGGCCTGGCTGGCGAAGAGCTGAACGTGGTGCCGAACTTCCTGATCGTGCCGACAGCGCAAGAGCAGCTGGCATACCAGTACACCAGCAGCAACTACGTGCCGGCCAAGGCAGGCGACGTGAATGAGTTCCGCGCCGGCGGCCGCACGGCGGTCGAACCGATTGTCGAGCCTCTGCTGGACGGCAATAGCCCGACGGCGTGGTACATGGCATCGAACAGCGGCGAGATCGATACCGTCGAATACTGTTGGCTCGATGGCGCCGAGGGCGTCTGGATCGAGAACGAAATCGGTTTCGACGTGGACGGCATGAAGGTCAAGGCGCGCCTGGACTTCGCGGCCAAGGTGGTCGACCACCGCGGCCTGTGGAAAAACGCCGGCGCTTAAGCGCTGGTCAAGCGGCGCCATCGCTTCGCGGTGGTGCTCCACTTTACTTTGCAAGGAATCGAGATGAAAAATTTTGTACAGCCAGGCAATACCTTGACGCTGCCGGCGCCCTATGACCTGTTGAGCGGCTCCGGTTTTCAAGTCGGTGCGTTGTTTGCCATTGCCTCCGCCGATGCCGCTGCTGGTGCGCAAGTCGAGGGCGTGACGGATGGTGTGTTCATGTTGCCAAAGACCGGCGCCCAGGCCTGGGCGATTGGCGCGCGGATCTACTGGGACGACGTCAACAAGCGCTGCGATAGCGATACCGCCAAGGGCGACCTCATTGGCGTGGCCACGCTGGTGGCGGCAAACCCGTCGACGGTCGGTTACGTTCGCCTCAACGGTGGCGCTGTCGGCGCGTAAGCGGGAGCTGCCGTGTCATTTCATGCGGAACGTTTCTGGAGCGCTTTCCAGGGTGTAGGCATGCTTGACGAAGCCAGCTTCCAGCCGCCAGCTGGCGACCTGGTGGTGTTCTCAGCCGGATTCAAGCGTCCTGACCAAGTGGTGCTCGACGGCATGGTGCATACCACCGACTACAGCATCGAATACATGGCCAGCGCCGTAGAGCTGAAGCGTGGCTTCATCATCACTGTCGCCGGCGTGCAGTACAAGGTGCGGCAGACGCCGATGGCAAACGGCGATGGCGAATTCGTCACTGCCTTGCTGGAAAAGGTGGCCCCATGACCTTGCGCGAAACTTTCATCCAGGAGCTCATGGCATTGCTGGCGGCGGCACCATTGTTTCCGGCTCAGGTCGAACGGTCACTCTCGGTGGCCGCCAGCCGAGAAAAAAAAAAAGTGTTGGTAATTCATCGCGGCGACGAAGGCGTTGATGGCGACCTGTCCGACGAAGTTATCCGCGAGTGTCAAATCCTCGTCAGCGTTATCACGCGCAGCGATGTGCCCGACCAGCAGGCGGACAGCGTGATGGAGGTCGCGCACCCGCTGCTGATGTCCTATAGGGCAGACGCGTTGCTGGGAATATGGGAGGAGGGCACGAAAGCCCCCACGTTTGCCAACACAGACGGCCAGGCTTGCATGCTGACGACGCAGTACCGTGTGCAGTATCGAACTGACCGGCTAAGCCTGAGCGCTTAACCAGTCATCCCTGTTTTGGGTCGCCGATTGGCGGCCATTTTTTTGAGGAGTTTCTTATGGCAACAGGTGGTATTTCGGCACAGGGTAGTGACCTGGCCATCAATACGGGAACTGCGCTTGCACCCGTCTGGACCAAGATCAAGGGCGTCATTTCCTACAACGGCCTCGATGGCGCGGCGTCCGATATCGACGTTACCGACCTCGACAGCGAGGCAATGGAATACATCAGCGGCCTGGTCGACAACGGCAAATTCAGCATGGAAGCAAAATCGCTTCATGGAGACCCTGGCCAAATGGCATTGCGCGCTGCGCACGTCAGCGGCGAACGGACCAGCCTGCAGCTGACCTTTCCTGATGATGTGGTGGCAACCTTCGACATCCTGGTCAAATCAATGCCTGTTGCCGGTGCCGTCAACGCCGTTCTGAAGGGCACCATCGATACCAAGGTAACTGGCAAGGTGGTGTGGTCATGAGCGGCTTGTTGAGCAAATCGGCGATCCTGGGCGCGGCCGACCTGAAACATGAAGACCTGCCAGTACCAGCCTGGGGCGGTACGGTGCGTATTCGCGCCATGACGGGTATGGAGCGAGATGCCTTCCGGACTTCGATTGCCTCCGAAACGGGCGTGCCGGTAGGGCGCTTCTCGGCGGCTCTGCTGGCGGCCACCATCGTCGATGAGTTCGGCGTGCGGCTGTTCACCGTGGACGACATCGAGGCGCTGCAGGCGAAGTCGGCGGCGTCGCTCGATGGCCCTGCCGAGGTAGCCATGCGCTTGAACGGCCTGGGTGCCAAGTCGGGGCCGGATGCCGCAAAAAACTCCGGGAGCGACCAGAGCGGCGATTCTGGTTCCGGCTCGCCAAAGAGCTAGGTAAGTCGGTGCGCCAGGCCCAGCTGGAGATATCGTCAGCTGAGTTCACGGAGTGGATGGCCTATTACGAGCTTGAGCCGTTTGGTGACCTGGTCGCCGATCATCGGCACGGAGTAGCCAGCGCTTTGCTGGCAAATATCAACCGTAACAGCAATACACGGCCTGAGCCTTACTTATCGTCAGATTTCATTCACTGGGGCAATGTTGGTGGTTCGTCGGACGAGGCCGAGCCTGTCTTGCTCGCAGACCCAGTGGCACACGGACAACTGATGCGAGCCGCACTTTTTGGCAAGCGCCCATCATCATAGAAAGGTAAATTATGGCTACTATGGGTTCGCTCGTTGTTGTACTTGAGGCGAACATTGCTCGTTTCCAGGCCAATATGGCTCAGGCCCGGCAGGATACCGGCGCGGCCATGGAAGGCATGCAGGGCGCAGCCGACTTGGTGGTAGGTGCGCTGGCAGCGGTTGGTATAGCGTTGTCGGTGGACGCGCTGGTGGGAGCGGCTAATGAGGCGATCGATGCGCTGGCCGCTCTTGATGATATGGCGCAGAAAACCGGGTCCTCGGTCGAGAACCTGTCGCGCCTGCAGCAGCTCGCTTCGGCCACCGGCGCCGATTTTGGCGCGGTGGATGGCGCGCTGGTGAAATTATCCAAAGGGCTGGTGAGTGTCGACGACGAAGGCAGCAAGGTGCGCAAGGCGCTGACAGCGCTTGGCATGTCGACCAAGGACCTGAAGAATCAGGACCCTTCAGCCACGTTCATCGAGATCTCGAAACGCCTGCAGAACTACGGCGACGGTGCTGGCAAGGTGGCGTTGATCAATGATGCGCTCGGCAAATCTGGCGCGGATCTGCTTCCCTATATGAACGACGTGAGCGATCATCTGGACCGCTTCAAAGGGGTGAGCTCCGATGCCGCAGCAGCGGCTGCCAATTATCAAGACCAGTTAGGATTTTTGCGAACGAAACATCAGGCACTTGTCACTCAGATTGTGAGCGATGCACTGCCGGCAATGACCGATTTTGTCGAGGCATTTGCTGACCTGAAATCGGGTGCTGAGGATCTGTATGGAGTGGACGTTGCTACATGGAGTGATGACCTTGCCGTCGGCTTGGCGCGGGTGGTGGACGTAGCTGTTTTAATACCCCGCATTTTGCAGACGGCAGCAGGCAGCTTCAAGTCGGTCTATTCGGACATCAAGGTAGTCGCGTCGGCCGCCAAAAACCTTAACCTTAATGGCGTCATTATCAATGGCGTCCAGGGCAAGTCATCTTGGGATGAGTTTCAGAAAGACCTTGATGAGCGAAACAAGATCGTCGAGGCCGCCAATCAGGATCTGGACGATCTTTGGAACAAGCCGGCCAATCTAATGGAGCAATCAGTACTTGGCCGGATTGCCAAGCGCAAAGAAACGGGTGCAAAACCTAAAGATCAGGAGCCTCAAGAGCCTCAGAATGTCCTGAATTACGCCGGTGAAAAGGAGCTGGAGGCAGCTGCTGCGCGCGCTAAGAAGTTGCTCGACATGCGCTTAAAAGATCTGGAAGAGGGATTAGCCAAACAGCAAAGCGCGCTGGAGTTCGGCAATAAGTACATCGCGGAACTGCGCAGCCAGGACCTGATCGATCTCGATACCTACAACGATTACCAGCAAAAGGCGCTGGAATCCGGTCTGGCCATTACGCTCAGGGCATATGACGCCGAGATCGCAGCGCTGCGGGCGCACCAGGCGCGCACGTCCAAGGAATCGGAGCGCGAAGACGACCAGCAGGCGATTATCAACCTGCAGGCGAAAAAGGCGATGGCGCAGCAGGATGCCGACCAGGACGCGGCGATGTTGAGGCTGGGACTGTCGAAGGCGCAAAGTGACCTCAACCAAGTAATGAAGGACTGGAACCTGCAGCAGAGCCAATCCATTAGCCAGATACAGTTCGAGAATACGCTGTACGGCAAGTCGGCCCTGGAGAGTGCCAAGCTGACGGCGCAGCGCCACATAGAGCTCGATATTGAGGAAAAGATACGCCAGGCGCGGGAGAAGGGCAGTATCAGCGACGATAGCATTCAGCAGTTTCGGCAGGACGGCAAGAGCCAGGTGGCGCAGGTCAACAAGGCGTCGGCGCAGTCGGTGGCCCAACAGATCGGTGAGTCGTTGCGTACACCCGAGCAGGTGGAAAATGAGCAGTACGCCAACCGCCTGAAGGACCTGCAGGCGTTTCGTGATGCTGAGTTGGAAAACACGGTGGAAGGCAACCGGCTGATCGAAGAGGAAAACGAGCGGCACGAGCTGGCCATGTTGGAAATGAAATCATCGTATCAAATGCAGTCGCTGGGCGCAGCCGGCAATGCGGCTGATCAGCTGTATGGTCTGATGCAGCAGGCTGGCAAAGAACAATCTGCATTAGGAAAAGCCGCTTTCCTTGCAAGTAAGGCAATTGCCGTGGCCGAGATCCTGCTCAACACCGAAGTGGCAGCGGCCAAGGCAGGCGCTCAGCTGGGCATCTTCGGCATTCCCATGGCGACGATGATTCGTGTAACTGGCTATGCCAGTGCCGGCATGGTGGCAGGCATGGCCATTGCCGGTATGCGCGAGAAGGGTGGTCCGGTCTGGAGTGGAGGTGCCTTTATCGTTGGCGAAAAAGGACCGGAGATTTTCCAGCCTTCATCGCACGGCACCATCATTCCGAATACCAAGCTCGGCAGTGGCGGTGCCAGTGATGTGAAGTGGACGGTGGTCAATACCGGGTCGCCGTTGCGTATCAAGGAGACGCAGCGCGTGTCCGAGGATGAATGGGCCTTGATCGTGGAGGACGCCGTCAGCTCGGTGGCGGCGCAGATGGCCGACCCGAACAGCAAGGTGAGTCGTGGCATGGGCCGCAACTTCAACACAACCAGGAGCCGTGGCTGATGCCGACTTTACCAACAGGATTGACGCCCACGGTCGCCGCGTATTCGCACGGCGCACCAGGCGGCGTGATGCGCACCGAGGTCTC